CTAAAGTATATTGTTGAGTCCAGTCAATGATTGTTGCAAAAATTCCACGCAGATAAAATTCTTTGCACAACGCCCTGTGAATAGACCCAAAAGCCCATCCATTGTGTATGAAGAATGCTACTTTCATCTGTATGCCAACATATCGTCATGATGAAGAAGGATGTTATATCCGCTATCCATCAAAGCATTTTTAATAAGAGAAAGATCATCATCTGTCATGTGAACAACTTCTATGTTAACAATTTCAGGAGAAAATCCTGCGTTCCAAACATCGTAAAAGATTTTTGCGTCATAGCCTTCAGCATCAATCTGAATGGCATTGATTTCTAGAATGTCATGTTTGTTAACAAGTCCGTTAAACGTGATGACATTGATTTCCTGTTCAACATAAACATTTTTAAAGTTCCTTATAATGCTTTGATCTGGAACCAATGTAGAAATCCCGTCACACCATTGTGGAAGAGATGTTCCTACAAGTTCTTCAGGAATCATTGTTATCTTTGCTCTACCAGCTTCAGCGCCAATAGCTGAGTTCTCAAACAAAAATTCACGATCCTTATAGTTTTCTTTTAATTGTTCAAAGTAAGTAGGCACAGGCTCTACCATTAAGGCTTCCCAATGCTTGTTAGCTCTTAAATAGGGGGTGAAGTGATCATGCTTAACACCATCCATAGCGCCAATAATGACGCAGAACATGTTTTGATCAGCATAACTATTAACAACTTGATCAAAGATGTAGTCAAAGTTCTTCATGTCGTCTCTCTATGTAAAGGGTTTTGGTTCCTTCAGGCAATAAATGTTCATCAAAAGAGGAATAAAACATATCCCCTCTCGATACTTTGATTTTACCTACTGGTATGTATTTTAAATGTCTACAGTTATCAGCGATGCAAGTAGCACTGCAAATAGGATCAGGAGTTCCATGTTCATTATTCATTGTCCGGTTGAACCCCATTCTTATACATATCGTAAAGTTTGTTTAGGGGCATACTGTTTCTTTTAGAGAACCAATCACCAGCAAAATCCATCGATTGTATCAATTCATGATTCACTTTGATCATGTCCTTAACTGTTCCTCGCTGTCTTGCAATAAATGACACTTCAGTCAAGAAAGAATGTTTATCAATAAGTTCCTCACAGATCCCTTTTAGTGACTTAACGTCTTTCTTCAGCTTTTCTACGTTCTTAAGCGTTTCAATGCCTTCATTGATTCCATCAACCGCCTTCATGATGTCTTTATTTGCTTTAATCTTGAAGTCATCAAATTTAGCGTCAATATATTTGTATATCAAGATTTCCATTTCTCTATCCATCTTCATCTCCATGCTGGTAGCTTGATTGTTTTTATTTCTTCTGAATAAGCAGGCCAGTAATCCTTTTCTAAGCACTCCTTATAGATCTCCAACAATTTAGTACATTCATCACTCCCTTTCTGAATGCTAAAAGCGTCTAGTTCATATACAGCCACAGCATAAGGTGGTTCCTTTTCCACGCAAATGAAATAAAAGTTATCAATGTCCATACCTGCCAATCTGTACAGTTCCATGTACCAAGCTGCTTGACGGTGGTAGTTGAACTTGGCTACTGAATTAGCGAACTCATTTTCACTAGCTGACTGCGTTGTTTTGAGATCAACAATGATTCCATCTTTACGTAGATAGTCAGCCCTGGCACGAACATGAACTCCGTTTCTCCGTTCAAGGCATGACACTTCTGGATTACCGTTTTGCAGTAAATTTTTAGCTAGGGGGTGAGTCCATACAGATTTTTGTATATTCATCACCATGTCGTACTCAAAGGGCGTCAGTGACTCTTTCCCTGATTGCCTGAAGTACTCATGTGCTTCTTTACCTGCTTTTGTACGCTTATCGGCATCTAAACATCCATAGCGGTCATCGAATTCATTAGCCTCAAGAACCGCACAATGAGCGGCACTTCCGATTAAGAATGCGGGGATTGACTTACGCTTGTATTTAAATGAAGCATCAAAGTGAGCAGGAGATACAGCAATCAGATCTAGTCCTGATTTACTGATCCCTACTGAATTGTGATAATCCTCATTCGACATGTCATAACTAATCATTTTGTTACCAGTAAACCGGACGGTTAAAGCAAGATAGGACACCAAACAGGATTGATCCCAGAACAAACGGCATGAAGGCTTCTTGATGGTTTTCAGCTAAAGACCAAACCGTTCCAAGTAAACAAATCACAAAAGCCGGTGTTGCCATCATCGTCAATAATCCTAGTCCAAACATAACAACTATAATTGTTGCTACTGCTGCCATTTTTCTCTCCTAAGGGGGCCGTCCTTGGCCATCATTTGTAGCTCAACTGAGCAACATTAAAACGGAAGATCGTCTGATACTTCTTTCGTTGGAGCGGATCCACCTGGTGGCTTAGGGTCAAAGAATGAGATACGGCAAGCCTCACCAGGTACGCCTGCTGGATTAAATGATTTGTCCAGCATCAGCACAGTGCCGCCGTCATCAAACTGAATCAGTGATCCTACTGTTGACCATTGCTTTTTTGGTTGACCATTACGATCTTGATATTCACGGACAACTACTGCGGCGTCCTTTATCTTTTTTGCAGCCATTTTACTTTTCCTCTAAGTTATTTGAGATTTCAACTGCGATACCTTTTAGCTTGTCGGCAGCTTCTGGGTTAGTCTTCCTAAGAACAGTAACACCCTCCTTAGTTTTGCTCCTCAACTCTTCTATCGATGTACAGGCTTCCAATTCCTGCTTCCATGAACCCACTAACGCATCGATATCTACGCCAGCAGGACTTGCTGTAACCGCCTCTAAGGCGTCATGTTCGACGATCTCTAGTGCAGCCACCCACAGGTAGCGCCTAGAGTATGTTTCGCAAGCACCGACCTGCTGAATGGGGTGTGTGCCTTTAAGTGGGGCTTCTGCCATGGGTGAAGTAATAAAGATAACTCCATCACCTTCTGTCTCATGGATCTGCATCAGTGCTTCAACATCAGTGAAGGAAACAAACGCACACAGGCCAACCTCATCAAAGATCTGAAGTGCAGGGACCAAGAAGTCACCCAGTTCAAAGTATTTATATCCAGCGAATTTATTGTGTCCCGTCTTCTCAAGCTTCATCTTGTGGAACTTGGATCTGGCTTCGTTCAGCTTCTTATAAATGCTCATTGTCATCGTCCTCGTGGTCTAGTGATTGTTCTATGGCGTACTTTTTTGCGATAGCCTTGTCTAAAAGGTCTTCCAGATTCTGGATGGCTTCGCAAACATCCCTATATTCGTTTTCTAATTGCTTTTTGGTCATAAAGTTTTTTAGCTTTTTCAATATTGATTCTAAGTAATCTTCTACTTTTGGCATCTTCACTAAGCTCACCGCAAATGTTTAAGTTAGCGTTTTTCATCAAGCCTTCTTTGAAGACATGTGGCTCAATTCCGAGTAGCCAAAGATAACGATCAACCCGATCGCTGATCAGGAATGCAGCCGCTTCGACTCCGTAAAAAGTGCATGTTTTAGCTTCGGACACAGCGGAACCAACGATCGCACCGATCAGTCGCCTTTCTGGCAATGCTAGGTCCATAGTCTCCCCGTTTGTTTGCACGGTAACACCGTGTAGGACAATGATAGTGTGTGAGAATGGGATGTCAATACCCTGAGCAAAAAAAACCCCAGGAAGTGCTGGGGCAAAGTATCGCCAGGAGAGAGGACTGGCTGAGTGATAAGTAATTCTATCAGTGAAGGTGCGTGTTTGTCTCTTTATTGTTCAACTGAATGTTCATTTTGATGGCTTCAGACACCACATCAGCCATTCTTTCTGGGTTTTCCCAGTAGTCCAAAGCGATGTGGGTCAAGAGTGCCGTGAGCATGGTTGCTGCTTCATCTAACTGATCTGATGAGAGATCTTTTTCAGCAACTCTTGCAAAAACCCAAGCGAGGAAAGGACTGAATTCATCGTCCGTCAAATCTCTTTTCTTCGGTTTCAACCAGTTCTGCAATGCTTGGAAGATCGATGTCATCACGGTTCACCTTGCGATAGCGCATATGTTTATCAAGACAATTAAAAATGTATCCAGAAATCGAGATGTATTCTCTTTCTGCAAGCGCCTCTATCCTCTCATAAAGTTTTAAGGGCATACGGACGCTGATGGACTTTGTTTCTTTCTTAGACATGGCCGCTCCTTAGAGATTTCCAACTGACTGGAAACAGTTTTACCATGTATTCATCAATTGCTCTAGCGACATCCGTTGTTTCTTTTTGTGCGTGAGTATCAAGACGCTGGTTACAGACCCTTGCGAAAAAGGCTACTGAACCTGTCCATACCCAAGTTGTTTCCGTACAAACCGGCAGAACGGCCCTAGCTTGCTCAGGACAGACTCCTGACAAAAGAAGATCTTCATACAGATTAAGACAGTTAGTCATTGTCTTTTCGATCATGCTATTCATAGCTATGTCCATTTTGACTAATTCATTTGACGATCCCTGTTTTACTTTGTCAGCACGTTTTCTCCATTCAGTGGGGACATCAAGTGAAACGTCATAGTCCACATAGCGTCTGCTGACTTCGTTTACTGATCCACCGATTTGGTGTTTAGCTAACTGTCGGGCCACAAAGATGGGCATAGTCACCCTAAAGGACGCTGATGCGTGTGTGAAGGGTGTCCAGTGGCCATGTGAAGCAAGATAGTTAATCAGTTTGACGTCTTCTTCTTTAATGTTTCCATTTTCATCGTAGGAAGACATTTTGTGGAAACTGCACCTGGCGGCATTGACGATAGAAATGTCGTTGCCCATGTGATCAATAAATTCTACTTTCATTCTTCCTCCTCCCATTCAACGAAAACGCAGGCAATTCGATTTTTACATGCGAAGTCATCCGCAACTTTCTTTGTGTCATGAACGTATGGGTCCATAGGATAAACATTCACCCACCCTTCTTTTTTAACTTTCTTTGGCTTGATGCGGTATTCGGTAGAATGGAGCCAACTTGGATCAACTATAGATATCCAATAACCGTTAGGACCGAGCCGATATTCAATCTCCTCACCATTTGCCCATGCGACGATCACATCGTAGTGTTTGTGTTTAGTTCCCATCTGTTTCCTCCAATGCTTTCAGCGCGGCTTCTGCCATGCTTTCTGCTTTATCGGTGCTGGCGTACATAAGTTCTTCCAACGCATCTACCAACTCATAAACAATGTCAGCGCGGATGTAGGGGGTGTCATCTTCTGAATAATGTTCCCAAGCCGACCCATCGCTGTCCAACCAAATCTTCTTCGGTGCTTCGTTCATTTGTTCTTCTCCTCTAAAGCAGACTCAATGGCACGGGCAAAATGGTAGATTTCAAATTCATCGGTCCAATCTGGGGACAATCCACTATCTGCTAACCTCTTTATCTCCTCATCTGTCAGTCGAACGAAGGGGTGTGAAGAATGGAGATATAGCGGTACAAGAGGGACCTTAAAACAAGTTCGCTCAGAAGAAAGCGGCACAGCAGGGGTTAATGTACCGTTCTGCGTATCCCAGTAAGCGATTGGCTCCTCCTGCGGATTCTCTTCGAGGTACTCGTTGATTGTTTGGGATAACTTGTGCAGCGCCGTGTATTTTGCAGGGTTGCTCCATCTGTATTGAGCAATTACTAAACCCGCCCTCGCCAACAACTCTCTTTCCTTATTCATCCCCACCCCCAATCCCGTGATACTTTTCTGCATACCGGACGCCTTCTAAAAAGTATCGCAATATGAAACCTTCACCCATAGCCCCAATAGCCCGAAAGCCTTCGAGGACCTGGTCGCCATCCATGGGTTTTGACTTGACCGTTTGTGCATACACTGCTTTATAGTCGTAATATTCCACCGGCTCTTCTTCCACAAACTCCCACCAGCCAAGCCCTGCGTCCCATAGTAAATAGCCAATAGGATTAGAGTCAGCCTTCTGATCTTGTTTCGTAAACCATTCTTGTATATCTTCTTTCGTTGTACAAGTGTGGACATCAGCAGGGTTTGTTTTGCCGCATCGTGGGCAGGGTGTGTTAGTTTTCATCTTTATTCCTCTCCGCAATCATGGAATCTGCCATGAGGTAAGCGTGTTCCGCAATCTTGGCTCTGGGGAAATTTTGTGGCGCACCGACCAACCCCTGCATCGCCTTCGCCGCAAAGTAATCTCTGAGGGTCATGCCTTCTGTAGTCACATGACCTACCCCATAAGGCGCTGGAAACGCCGGTCCTCCAGTTTCTTTACTCATCTTTCTTCTCCTGCGAAATATTACTTTTGGTTAGTTTTCATTAGGGTAGTTACATAGTTCGCAATGCCACGCATGGTCATGCCAGAACACCGGGTTAGCACATACAGGGCATTCCGGTATTAAAATGTTTGGGCCATCAAAATCATCGTCTTTCATAGTTATTCCAAATTGGTTCGGGGATGAGGGGTCGAACCTCAGTTGACGGAGTCAAAGTCCGTAGTCCTACCGCTAGACGATCCCCGAATTGTTAGTTTTTCTCTTCCTTATAGCCTATGGGTTTTTTTACATTGTGAAACTTTTCGGCTTCCCTAACGCCCTGAATAAAACTACTTTTGTGAAAAACCCATCCTTTGGCCTCTATGACTTTCTTTGAATAATCACAAAGGCGTTGTAGTTCTTCATCGATATTACTTGACATAGGAAATGCTTAAGTTGAGTCGGCGCATAGTATATTGGGTACAACGTGCTTTAATACCTACTGAATCAGTAGCCGTACATTCAAAGTTTTTACCGCTGATAGATACCATTTCTTCACTTGTTGCAACATATTGAAGAGATATTGCGCTGATGACAACAATAGCAAACCACGCCCAGCCTCCACCAATAACCCAAGCGCCTATTCTTTCTAATGTTTTCATAACTCTTGCTCCATAAGTGATTTGTGTTCTTGCCAGCACCGATTGATGTGGTCTTCCAGCAAAACTTTAGCTTTGATTGGATCGGAATAAAGGGTGTATAAGATTTCTTCAATAACCAGAAAATCATCAATGATTTCGATAATTGAGTTATCTTCTTCCCAATCTTGCCGCTCTTTAAATTCAGTTATCAGGTTAGGCGTAAACATAGCCGTTACCACTCATCTCTTTCATTTTGTTAATAGAAGATTCAATCAAAACATAGCCACAGATAATTGCATTCCGTTCTTCCTGTGTTTTTGCAGTCTTGCTCATTTCCCTCAAAACAATGGCGTGTGCAGTACGCTCTTTAATGATCGCTTGCAGTGTTTGTGACATGTTCAGATCTCCGGTATAAAGGATTCAGTAAGATTTCTGCGTTCTTCAGCCCTCTTGTGAGCCTGAATGGCTCTAGCTGAAAATATTCCCCATCGTGAGAACAATCCTTGTATGTCATGCCGGTCAAAGCCAGCATTCATGAAAATCTTATTCAGCTTGTGTAAAGACATCTGCTCACACTTTTTTGGCGTAATGCCACTCCTAATGGCCCTC